GAAAAGAGATTCAGAAATCGTTTGGTTAAATGATAGATGGATTTATAATGAAATACATCCTTTGGTACGTCAAGCAAATAGGGATGCCCAATGGAATTATGAGTGGGATTGGTCCGAAGCATGTCAATTTACTAAATATAATAAAGGGCAATATTATGATTGGCATTATGATGCTATGCATAAGCCCTATAATCACCCTAATCGTCCCACTAATGGTAAGATTAGAAAACTTTCAGTAACACTTTCTTTATCCGAAGGAGGCAAGGATTATACAGGTGGTGAATTAGAATTTGATTTTAGAAATAATGACCCAGATAAAAAAAGAAATGTAGTTAAATGTAAGGGTGTATACCCTAAAGGTTCTTTAGTGGTCTTTCCTGGATTTGTTTGGCATAGAGTATGTCCAGTTAAAAGTGGATCAAGATATAGTTTAGTAGTATGGAATTTGGGATGGCCGTATAGATGAAAAATTATCCTGTAGAATTATCTCGAGCTGATTTTTTTAAATGTCCTGTGTGGAGTGAATATAATCCTGGCTTGGTAAAAACTTTAAACAAAGCTTCAGATCCTTATATTAAAACCGCAAAGAAAAATTTAAAAAAAACTATTAATAAGAGAAATAAAGAGTTTGGTAATAAAGGAGATATGGGAAATGTTTTTCATTCAACTACTTTAATTGGAGATCCTAAGTTTGCAGAATTACAGCAATATGTAGGAGCAACCGCTTATAATTTATTGGGAGAAATGGGGTTTGAATTAAAAGATCATACTGTTTTTGTAAGTGAATTATGGGTTCAAGAATTTGCTAAAGATGGTGGTGGTCATCATGATTTACATACACATTGGAATGGACACATATCTGGTTTTTATTTTTTAAAAGCAAGTGAAAAAACTTCAATGCCTAATTTTGAAGATCCAAGACAAGGTAATGTGATGAATCTATTGCCTGAAAAAGATAGTACACAGATAACTTATGCTAGTTCTAAAATACATTATAAAGTAAAACCTGGAACAATGATTTTTTTTCCTTCTTATTTGCCTCATCAATATAGTGTTGACATGGGATATGAACCCTTTAGATTTATACATTGGAATTGTCAGGCTGTCCCAACAATATTTTTAGAACAATATAAAAAAAAATAAAACAAAAAAGAATTAAATGTCATTTAAAAAAAATAAATATAGTGTTTTAAAAAATGCAATCAGTAAAGAAATAGCTGACTTTTCTTACTCTTATTTTTTAAATAAAAGAAGAGTAGCTAAGTTTTTATTTGATCATAAATATATTTCTCCATTCACAGAATATTATGGAGTATGGACTGATCCCCAAGTTCCTAACACTTATTCTCACTATAGTGATTTAGTAATGGAAACTTTGTTAAATAAAGTAAGACCTGCTATGGAAAAACATACAGGTTTAAAACTTTCTCCTACTTATTCTTATGCAAGAATTTATAAAAAAGGAGACATCTTGGCTAGACACAAAGATAGATATTCATGTGAAGTATCTACTACATTAAATTTAGGCGGAGATGAATGGCCTATCTATTTAGATCCAACAGGTAAAAAAGGACAAGGTGGTATTCAAATTATATTGAAGCCGGGAGATATGTTAATATATTCTGGATGTGATCTTGAACATTGGAGAGAAGAGTTTAGAGGTACTGATTGTGGTCAGGTATTTCTCCATTATAATAAAGCTAATTCCAAAAAAGCTAAAGAAAATAAGTTTGATAAACGTCCTTTCTTAGGCTTACCTACATGGTATAAAGGTTTTAAAGTTAAATAAATATTGACTTTTTAAATTAAAAAACTATTACTATACTTTTAGGAGACATATGGCACATTTTGCAGAATTAGAATCAATGGTAGATCCCACAGGATTTACATCAGACACGCAGCTAATAGTAAAAAGAGTAGTCGCAGTTGGAAATGATGTTTCAGCAGGCGGAGGAACATTAGAAGATAATGATTGTCATGCTGATGGTGAAACATGGTGTGTAAATTTTTTTGGTGGTGGAACTTGGAAACAAACTTCTTATAATCATAATTTTAGAAAGCAATATGCAGGAATAGGTTATGTATATAACCCTTCAAAAGACAGATTTATAGAAAAACAACCTTATGCCTCTTGGTATTTAAATAACCAAGATGATTGGACAGCACCTATAGAAACTCCTTCAATTACATCTGATGGAGAGGTTCACTATTACTATCGTTGGGATGAGGATACTTATAATTCAGACAATACCCTGGGTTGGATTGCAACAAGATCAGACGATGTTGGTGACCCTCAAACAATTTATGATTGGAATGGTTCTGCTTGGGTAGCTAGATAGACTTCCAACCTTTCAATGACCAATTTTTGTAAAAAATTGATCAATATTACACACGCTACAGATCTTCAAAAGAAAACACAGCTATGGGATATAGAAGGGATAATCAAAGAGCATAGTAATCAAAGATTTAAATTTGATACAAGGCCCATGAAAAATGATTTAAAAAAAGGTTATTTTAAAACTAAGGCTGAAAAAATTGTATTTGAGAGGGGTGATCAATTTATTATTGTTGAAACTGAAGAGCTTCATAAATATTTAAAAGATAATAAGCTAAAAAAGGTAAATTTAGAGGAGTTGATATTACAGCTAGAGTGGAATATAATACTACCAAAATATACCAAACCTTATATAATGGATCCTTATGCTACAAAAGATAGGATTTTTACCTGGATTTAATAAACAAATTACTCCTACAGGAGCAGAAGCTCAATGGACAGAAGGAGAAAATGTTCGTTTTAGATATGGCACACCTGAAAAAGTAGGTGGTTGGAAATCATTAGGAGATAAAAAACTAACAGGTCCAACACGTGCTATTCATCATATGGTGAATAAAGAAGGTATTAAATATGCTGTTTTAGGCACCAATAGAATTTTATATGTTTATTCTGGAGGAGTTTATTATGATATTCATCCTCTAACTAATCCATCAGGCACGGCTATTACAAATGCATTCAGTACCACTAATGGTGATGCAACCGTTACTTTAACTTTTTCATCAGCACATAACTTTGTAGCAGGAGATATTATTCTATTTGGAGATTCCTCTACATTTAGTGCTATTACTAATTCAAATTTTGGCGCATCTGATTTTTGTGATAAAAAATTTATGGTTACTTCTGTACCCACTACAACTACACTTACAATTGAAGCAGAATCTACAGAATCAGGATCGGGTGCTAGCGAATCAGGCGGAATTACTTATTATAGATATTACCATGTGGGTCCAGCTGAACAGGTTGGAGTATATGGTTTTGGTATATCTCAATGGGGTGGTACAGTTACTAACCCTCAAACTAATACTTTAGATGGAGCTTTAGGAGACGATGCTTATGGAACTGGTGGATCAGGAACAAGTATTGTTTTAGACTCTGTTACAGGATTTCCAACTACAGGTACAAACTATATTCAAGTTGGCACAGAAGAAATTTCTTATACTGGAGTTTCTGGAAGCACAACTTTAACTGGAATTACAAGAGCAGTTAGAGGAACAACTAGAGCTGCTCACTCTGATGGTGCAACAGTCACTAATACCAGTGATTATGCGGCTTGGGGTCAAGCAGCAGCATCAACTGATAAAGTTGCTGAACCCGGTTTATGGTCATTAGATAATTTAGGAAGTACTTTAGTTGCATTAATAGTTAATGGATCCGTATTTGAATGGGATGCAGATGCATCCAATGCTACCGCAACACGAGCAACCATTGTTTCAGGAGCACCAACTGCATCTAGAGATATGATTGTGTCAACACCTGATCGTCACTTAGTTTTATTTGGAACAGAAACAACTATTGGTGATACCGATACACAAGATGATATGTTTATAAGATTCTCGTCTCAAGAAACATTAAGTACTTGGACACCAACAGCAACCAATACCGCTGGTACGCAAAGACTGGCTGCCGGATCACGGATCATGGGAGCTAGACTTGGTAGAAATACAATATACGTATGGACAGATACCTCATTATTTACCATGCGTTTTGTAGGTCAACCTTTTACCTTTGCGTTTGAACAAGTAGGAACTAACTGTGGTTTGATTGGAAAAAATGCAGCTGTTGAAGTTGATGGTGCTGCTTACTGGATGTCTGAAAATGGCTTCTTTAGATTTACTGGTAAACTAGAATCTTTAGATTGTTTAGTTGAAGACTATGTTTATGATGATTTAAATAAAACTTCTAATCAAATGATTTATTGTGGATTAAATAACTTGTTTGGTGAAGTAATGTGGTTTTATCCAACATCTGATTCAAATATAAATAATAGATGTGTGTTTTATAGTTATTTAGATTCTACAATTAATAGACCTATTTGGTATACAAACGCTAATTCTTTATGGCCACGAACAGCGTGGATTGATTCAGCTATCTTTGGTTTACCACATGCAACATATTATGATGCTGATACTGATACATCTTTTGATGTAAAAGGTAATACTGATGGTGTTACATATTACTATGAACATGAGACAGGAGTTAATCAAATTAAAATTGGAACAACAGCTGCCATTCCAGCTAATATTACTTCAGGAGATTTTGATATTACTCAAGATCAAAGACAAGGAATTACTTTTAGAGGAGATGGAGAATTTGTAATGAGAGTTAGTAGGTTTTTACCTGACTTTATAACTCAAGCTGGTAATACAATTGTTACATTAAACCTTAGAAATTTTCCAAATGACACAGCCGCTAGTTCAACATTAGGACCATTTACTATTACATCTTCTACTCAATATCAATCTTGTAGAGCTAGAGGCAGAGCTGTTGCAGTTAAGATAGCAAATACAGCTGTAGATTCTAATTGGAAATTAGGCACTTTTAGGTTAGATGTACATTCAGGAGGAAGACGTTAATGCCATTTAAATCAGAAAAACAAAGAAGATATTTATTTGCTAATGAACCAGAGATAGCAAAAGACTGGACTGAAACTTATGGAAGTAAAATTAAAAAAGCTTATGGTGGAAGAATAGGATACTACTCAGGTGGTCAATCTATTCCATCTGAATACACAGTGGAAGATGCTAGAAAAACTGCCATGCAAGATAGACTAGGTGGTATTACAGAAGTAATGAAACAAGCAGATTTATATCGTCAAGGAGACGTTGGTCAAATGTACATGGCTGATGGTGGGATAATGAGAGTGCCTTTAGCTTATGGAATGTCTCCTGGTGAAGCACAAGCAAGAGGATTAGGAGAGGAATCACATGGTCGTGAGTTTGGTGGAAAAGATGAAACGGCTGCACTTAATATTCATGCTGGAATGAAAAGTCCCAATTTATCTGGAATGACATCAGTAGTAACACCAAGGGGTGATAGATCTTCTGGAGTATTACAAAATATAGACAAAGGTATGAGTGCAATTAACTTACTAAATTTTGTTAAAAACCCAACTGTATTTGGAGCTCTTAAAACTATGACAGGACCTTTTGGACTAATTTTAGGTGCTTCTCCAATGATGGAAAACATTTACGATGACGATGACGATGAAGAACAAACTCTTTATAACATGGGAGGTTTAGCAAGTTTATGGCAAAAATAGTACAAACATTAACAAGAGCTAGTGAAAACTACAGACAAGATGTAGCGCAATCTTTAGTAAGAGATTTAGATGCTGTTTTAGAAAAATTAAACACTACTTTTCAAGAAGATTTAAAACAGGAGATAGAAGCTAGAAGCTTCTTTATGGAATAATGGCAGTAGTAAATCAATATAAATTTTACGGAGTAGATAATGACACAAGTGGAGCTGCACTTACTATGTTTGGTACAACAGGTAGTGTTCAAAATCCTTTAGCCACTGAGACATATATAATTAAATCTATTAAAGTAACATCTGCTACAACACCTACAGTCACAGTATTAAACAACTCAATAACAGCCATTAAATCAGCAGCATTAACAGCTGATACTACTACTGAATTATTAACAGTTCCAATGGTAGTAGAAGGAGGTACTACTTTGACAGTTCAGTCAAGTAATACAGGGTCGTTTGATGTAGCTATTAGCTACCTAAACATTAAGAAGGAGATAACAACATAATGAAAACAACAATAGTGAATGGTAAAGAGATACCAGTTGTAACACCTGCAAAGGTGACAACAACCATTAAAAACAAGCACAGTGGAGTGATTTATAAGACGGAAGAAGAGTGGAAGGCTAAAGGCATAGCTGAAGAAGACATCAGAAGAGACGTACATGTTTTAATGCCAAACCTTGATCTTTTTTCAAAAACAAAGTAAGATAATAAACCCGAGTAAAATAGGCAAAATTATGGCAATAACAGATATACAAATTTCAGAAGAATTACAGACAGGCGCACCTTCAATTAAATATAGAGGAAACGAAGGACCTAAAGCACCTATGGAAATGGCAATGTCCGACCCTATGTTAATAGAGGAGTATGAAAAGTATGTTTATTCTATGCAAGAACAAGGACAAGAGCCAGTTTCATTTGAACAATTTGTTCAAGAAATTATGTCAGGTATGGCTGAGGGTGGAAGAGCTGGATATGGATTAGGAAGTTTAGTTAGATCAATTACAAGACCAGTTAAAAAATTTGTTAAAAGTGATGCAGGTAAAGCTGCGTTAATGGGAGCAACTATGTTTGGATTACCAGGAACACAATTTGGTGGTCTTTTAGGACGAGCTTCTTTTGGAGGAGCAGCTCCAAGTATTTTTGGTAAAACAGGTGGAATAGGAGCTTTTTTTAAACCAGGCAGTTATATAAGTAAAAATATAGAT